TTCACAATAACAAAGCAAATCAATATCAGTTCATTAAAAAAGAAAATAGGCAACGAATGATTAATGTAAAGAAACGATCGGGTAACACAGAGCCGCTTGCCCTGGAAAAGTGGCAACAACAGATTACAAAGGTGTGCAATGGCACGGCTGATGTAAGTCAATCCATGATAGAAATCAAAGCACATCCACAGTTTTATGATGGCATCACTACACGAGAGATTGATGAAATCACTCTTAGAGCTATCGTGGACTTGATTGATGTTGAAAGTAATCCTGATGTTGGACACGTTAATTATCAATACGTTGCTGGTAGACAACGACTTTCTATGCTTCGTAAAGATGTTTACGGAGACTACCAAGTACCACACTTGTATGAAATTGTTAAGACTAATGTAGCAACAGGCCTATATACTAATGAACTTTTAGAATGGTATTCCGAAGACGATTGGAATAAGATGAATGACTTCATCGAACATGAAAAGGATGAGGAGTACTCATACGCAGCAATCGAACAGATGATTGAAAAATATCTTGTTCGCAATAGAGCAACAAAAGAAATCTACGAAACTCCACAAGTTCGCTATTTGATTGCGGCTGCAACAATATTTCACCGTGAAGAAGCTAGCAAGCGCCTCAAGTTTATTAAGGAATACTACAATGCAGCGAGTGATGGTCTGTTTACCCTGGCTACTCCTGTGCTTGCTGGTCTCGGCACTCCAACTAAACAGTTTAGTTCTTGCGTCCTTATTCGCAGCGACGATGATTTGGATTCGATTTTCGCTTCCGGAGAAATGATGGCTAAGTATGCTAGCAAACGAGCTGGCATTGGATTAGAAATCGGCAGACTTCGCTCCCTCGGTTCGCCTATTCGAGGGGGCGAAATCATGCATACTGGTATGATTCCGTTTCTAAAGAAGTGGTTCGGTGACTTACGTTCTTGCTCACAGGGCGGAATTCGTAATGCATCGGCTACTGTGTTCTATCCTATCTGGCACTATCAGTTTGATGACTTGATCGTTCTCAAGAACAATCAGGGCACCGAAGAAACCCGTGTTCGTCACATGGACTATGGTGTTGTTCTTAGTGCATTCTTTTGGAAGCGGTTCAAGAACAAAGAGAATATCACATTCTTTGATCCAAACGAAGTGCCTGATTTGTATGAAGCATTCTATCAAAATACAGCAAAGTTTGAAGAACTTTATGTGAAGTATGAAAAGCGTAAGGATTTACGTAAGAAGGTAATGAGTGCTGAGGAAGTCTTTAAGGGAGGCATTCTTAAGGAACGCACTGACACAGGTAGAATCTATCTTGTGTTCATTGACAACGTTATGAATCAAGGTCCGTTCGACCCTGAGTATCATACAATCTATCAATCAAACCTCTGTGTCGAGATCCTTCTTCCCACAAAGTCATTCAAGCGTCTAGATGATCCTGCAGGACGAATCGCACTTTGTACCCTCGGGAGTATGAATTGGGGTGCGTTTAGAAATCCAGAAGATATGCGTAGAGCATGTCGGATTCTATTGCGCAGTCTAAACAACATTCTTGATTATCAGGACTTCTTGTCAATTCAGTCTAAGCTGTCAAACGATGAGATTAGACCAATTGGTATTGGTGTAACTAATCTTGCATACTGGCATGCCAAACGTGGATACAAGTACGGCGAATCAGAAGCACTACAAGACGTAAAGAGTTGGGCAGAACATCAAACATATTATTTGATGGAAGCCAATGTTGAACTTGCTAAAGAACGTGGTAAGTGCTTAGACAGTGACAAGACTCGTTATGGTAACGGAATCTTCTCTTGGGAGCTTCGCTCAAATGGAGCTAACGAACTAGCTGACTTTACTCCTGAACTTGAATGGGAAACGCTTCGTGCGGACATGGTAGAATACGGGGTGCGTAATGCTACAGTAGGTGCAATTGCTCCAGTAGAATCAAGTTCAGTAGTTATCAATTCTACTAACGGAATCGCAATGCCAATGAGCTTGATTAGTGTTAAGGAAAGTAAGGCTGGGTCATTCATTCAGGTTGTCCCTGAATATCAAAAGTTGAAGAACAAGTATCAGCTTATGTGGGACCAAACAGATTGCGTAGGTTATCTCAAGACCTCTGCTGTTCTTGCTGCTTATATGGATCAGTCAATCAGTACTGACACATTCTATAACCCTGCTCACTTCCCTGATAGAAAAGTCCCAACTACTCTTATCGCAAAGAACTTGATGCTTGCTCATAAGTGGGGAATTAAGACTCTCTATTACAGCTTGATTAACAAGAAGGGTTCTAAAGAAGAGGAAGATGAAGCACCACTAGAAGTTATTGACTTCTTTGAAGATGATGGTGATTGCGAAAGCTGTAAATTATAATGTTAGAAACAATTTGCGATATTTTAAAGGATGCCTATGCTCGTAACTGGATTACTAGCCGCGACGGCAACATCAGTATTCGCCATCATGACCGTGACCACTTCTATATCACACCTAGTGGTGTAAGAAAGCAGACACTACAGCCCGATCAATTCAAAAAGATTGGGTTAAATGAGAACGGCTGGCAAGTTTTACCCTACACCGCTATCTCTAGTGAGCTACAGCCAAGCGGAGAGATTCCCCTGCACTATGGCTTACTAAAAGCTTTAGGTCAGCACAGTGATGACATTCGTGTTGTAGTCCATGTTCACCCTACATACTGTGTTGCTGCAATGCACGCCGGTATTAACTTGAATGAGCTTGTGATACACTTCCCTGAGTTGGGCAGGTACACTAGAGTCGCTCCAAATGTAGGCGATGTTCCTCCTATCAGTGAAGAACTTGCTACACAATGTCATACTAACTTAGGACTTGACAGTGAAGGCAATATTGCTTATGACATTGTAGGCATTAAGGGGCATGGTGTAGTTGCAATTGACACTACTCCCTGGCGAGCATATGAACATATTGAGCGTCTAGAACATATTTGTAAAATCGTATTAGCATCGGGGAATTATTAAATGAGCAAGAGTCAATATAATCTAACTACAAAAACAGACTATCTTAACCGCAAGATGTTTCTTGACCCAGCAGGCCCTGTAACTATTCAACGATTTGAAGAAGTAAAGTATCAGAAGCTACAAAAGATTGAACAATCAGCCCGTGGATTCTTTTGGGTTCCGGAAGAAGTTAATCTCTCTAAAGATGCTAATGATATGAAGGATGCAAGCGAAGCCGTTGCTCACATCTTTACTAGCAATGTTCTTAGACAGACTGCACTTGATAGCTTACAAGGCAGAGCACCAGCGCAAGTCTTTACTCCTGTCTGCTCTATACCTGAACTTGAAGCTATTATGAGCAACTGGAGCTTCTTTGAAACAAATATTCACTCTCGTTCATACAGCCATATCATTCGCAACATCTATAATGTTCCTAAAGAAGTGTTCAACACAATTCATGACACTCAGGAAATCATCGATATGGCTTCTAGTGTAGGTGATTATTATGATAAGCTACATGCTCTTAATTGTAAGAAAGAACTTGGAATAGCTGTAGCCGAACAAGAACATATCAATGCAATTTGGCTAGCTCTACATGCTTCTTACGCTCTTGAAGCTTTCCGCTTTATGGTATCGTTCGCTACAAGTCTCGCAATGGTCGAAAATAAGATGTTCATGGGTAATGGCAATATCATCAGTTTGATTCTACAAGACGAACTCTTGCACAAAGAGTGGACTGCTTGGATGATTAATCAGGTTATCAAAGAAGACCCTCGTTTTGCTAAGGCAAAGATTGACTGTGAACATGAAGTTCGTAAGATTTACGAAGATGTAATTCGTGAAGAAAAAGAGTGGGCTGCATATCTCTTTAAGAAGGGTCCAGTAATCGGTCTCAACGAAAAGATTATGATGGATTTCGTTGACTACAACTCCGTAGACGCTCTTAAGCAGATTGGTATTAAGTATTGGAATCCAGCGCCAAAGACTACTCCTATTCCTTGGTTCAACAAGCATATGGATACCAGTAAGAAGCAAACTGCACTTCAAGAATCAGAATCAACCTCATATGTAATCGGAGTGATGAGTGATTCACTAGATTACGATGAACTACCGAATTTATAAGGAGAAAAATAATGAGAGCAATTGTATGGTCAAAGGATCACTGCCCCTATTGTGTGCAGGCAAAGACACTTCTAGAACAGAAGGGTATTGAATACGAAGAAAAGAAGATTGGTGAAGGGTACACTAAGGAAGACTTGCTTGAAGCAGTTCCTAATGCACGTACCGTACCTCAGATTTTCCTCGACGGAGAACTCGTCGGTGGATTTACAGAACTTCGTGCTAAGTTTTTAGCAGAAGCAGCATAAGAAAGAAAAAAATATGACAATTAAAGTTGGAGAAACCTATACATTCAAGCTCACGAGCGGTGAAGAAGTTGTAGGAAAAGTTACTGATATTCAAGATAATTATCTATCCTTAAAGGATCCAGTATCAGTTGCCCCCGGTCCCCAAGGATTGGGATTGATACAGAGCATGTTTACCGCAGATCCAAAGGATCCTGCAAGACTAAATATTAATAACGTAACTATCTTTGCATTGACAGATGACAGTGTTAAGGTAAAGTATATTGAGGCTACTACTGGTTTAGTGGTCCCGGACAAGAAGTTAATTTTAGGATGATATATGGGAAAACCACTAAGTAGAATAGGCGATATTAACACGGGCGGCGGAAAGATTATTAGAGGAGCAAAGACTGTCTTCGCTAACAATCGTCCGGTTGGACTGCACGTAAGTAAAATAACTCCTCACCCTGCCGGTGGTCCACATAAAGCATCGGTAACCCTTACTGGAAGCCCAACTGTATTTGCTGAAGGTGTTCCGGTATTAAGAGTTGGGTCAAGCACCACATGCGGTCACCCGATAATACAGGGTAGCCCTACTGTATTTGTGAGTTAAAAATAATATGGCTGATACTGGAACACAAAGTCCGCTTGGAATTAACGTAGTTGGTTCTTATCTACAAAATCAGGGTTTAACAATCAATCCTATAGCAGCATCTTATATGGGTGCTAGTAAAACAAATACCGATTACACTTTTGGCACATTAGTTAGCGGAACATGTTTAAGAATGCTCACTTGGGCAATCAATGATGCATATCTAAGAACTCTAGTGACATCTGGTGTTTATAATAATCTTATTGCAATAGGGTCAGCATCAATTCCTGCGTTAGGTAACTCAAAACCAGCCTCATATGTTGCGATTGATCCAGCTGGTATATGGGCACGACCTGCAGATTCAGTGACCCCATCTATTTCAGAGAAGTACGGAATTCAGCAGGGTGTCTCCGGTGCATTGCCCGGACCTGCAACTTCTGGATATAGCATTACGAGTGCTACTAATCAGGGTCAGGAAGCAACCTGGTTGCCATATGATAGTTCCAACCCGAATGCAGCCGTCACTCAATGGGGATATATTAGACTACATGCATTACAAGCATGGAATGAATTCAATTGGAATGGAGGAGAAGTATCAGCAGCTAATCCGGAATATCCGGAGTTTTTGGCATCCTTTCTGTCTGCATTGTCGTTTGTAGAAAGTGTTAGCCAAACTGTTATGTCTAACCAAAATGCAAAAACGTTTTTGGACGGCACATTCAGTAACATGGACGATTTGATCAGTGCTGATGTATTTGGTGTAAATTTAGCAAATAAAGAATTTGGTCAGGATTTAGAAAATTTAGGAAAAATTCTTAACCTAAGTGATATTTCTTCTTTTGGATTACCCTCGTCTCTATTAAAAATATTAGGAGAAAACAACGCAGTAATACCAGATTTAGTATTAGCATTGTTGTCAGCAGGGTTAGAAAATACTGAATTGCAGCAACTAGTATCTGGAAAACTACAGTCCCCCACAAAAACACAAGAACGACAAATTTACAGCGCCTTCTTAATTATGGTTGGTGAAAACCTTAGCGATATAATAGCACCTCTACAATGTCAAATAGAGGGCTTAGAAAGCTTAGCAGATTTACTTGATGTAAAAAAACTATTCCCTAACAGCTATCAATCATTAACTGTTCCTAAGTACAACGGTGAATTAGGACTCCCCACTAATAGTAAAACATATTATCCTTTGTATATCTTCGGAGGATTAAATCCAGCATTAACTAGTCCTGATATGGATACTTATGTAGGAGCGCAGACACCTAATAATGTTCCCTCAGCAGTTTCTAGTATTCAATCAGTAGATAATACAGTAGCGTTAATCAAAGGATTTGGTTCGTATCTACGTGGCGTAATACCATTAGAACAAGCAGTTGCTGCCGGCGCGTTCTCATTTGCTATGCGCCAAATCAGAAACATTGATAGAGCAGACATTCAACAGTTCGCTAGAGCAGTCAAGTCCTTAGAAAGCACTATTGATTTTCCCCTTGTCAGTGGAACAAGTAAGCCGACTAGTCAAGAGGCAATCGACAGCTTACAACTAAAAGAAGCATTAGGTTCGGGACCATATGGCACTTATACTATGTCAGATTTCTTTGGTTCTATGTCCGGTCTTCCTTATCCATGGGAAAATCTATATAATAGAATGCTAGAGGCAGAAACTGATACATTAAAATCGATATATCGTGACCTATTTTTAGCAGTGTCATGGAAACCGGCTACTGTTAGTGTGCAGTATACCTCTTATGTAGTTGAATCTCCTCCAACTGTATTCACTACATATTATAATGTTACAGGTGTTACGCTTACTGATCTTGGTGGAGGATATGGTAGAGGCGGCGCAGCAGCACCTACTATTTCTATTAACGGTGGCAGTGGAGCAACTGCTACTGCTACTATAGAAACTGATGATTTTCTTGTTGGATCAAATGGCGGCGGCTTGTTTGGTAGAGTGACCTCAGTAGAGCTAACCAGCTCAGGAACTGACACGACTACTCTGCCGACCGTAACAATAGAGGCCCCGCCTACATCAAACGGTGGCGGAACAAACACCGCAGCCGGTACAACCGGCTGGCCAAGTCCAATGAATGCAGTAGTACAGAATTATATTGACTTAGCTAATGCAGAAATTTCATTAATTTCTCAGAATAATTTAGAAGTAACTCAGTTATTGAACACGTATTGGAATATATTAGGTGGTCAATTGGTTATTGAACAACGAGCTAGGTACACTGCATTGCCACCGGTAGCAGTACCTAAAGATTTATTTGCCTATCCATATCCATCGACTATCAATTCGTTTGTTGACTCTATTCCTACTATCGCACAAGATACTAAACCGCATATGTCTGCACAAACACTAGAAGCAATTTGTAATTTAGACACTTTGGGCGGACAAAGCGCGGTAGTTCAAATGAGACAAGAACGAAATCAAATTAGATTGATTTCTGCTGGAATTCCGTTAGATAATCATATTGCAGATACTATGTCTCTCATGGATGAGAAAACACTTACTACTAATGGAACTATTCCAGCGGCTATCAATAACCCAATTACAAGTCCTATTATTGATATAGTCAAAGAGGATCCGGGAACATACGGAAATGTTCTTGTAGGTGTAACCGGCTTTACTACCGCAAGTTGGCCTACAAATAAGCTTGGCAATCGTGTTATTACTCCTAGACCCAATGGCACGTATTTCCCCTCTGACTCAACCTTGATTGGGGAATTTTTAACCACAAGAACAACGTCACCGGGAGACATAACTCCTATTTTAAATGGAGTTTCGGTTGCGGTGGTAGGACCCACAGT